TATAAACCCGCCGCCTGCTACACTGGAACGCTACGCCCAGAACGGTAGGTAGCGCGCCAACCTCCTCGATTCACCGACCGTTTCGTCCGGCTTGATGACTTCGTGACACGTGGGCTCACCGGCAACGACTTCCTGCTCATTGCGACCTGCATACAGCGTCTGCCCCTTCTCGATGAGAAAGACATCGCCAACTCGGAGTAGTCTGCTCATAATTCTCCTCACATCACCCACGATACGGGGATGATTCCTTCGTGAACCAAGAACGCCACCGTGAAAACAGCAACGGTCGCAATAGCCGACAGCACCATCACACCGTACAGAAGGCGCTGCAATACGGGGTCCATCGACTTGTTCATATCGCCAATCATAACCCTAGTATACGGGGGTGTAGGGGGTTTTGGCTAGTATTTTGGAGAATTTTTTGGTGCCCGGAGGGGGACTCGAACCCCCACGCCTTTCAGCATACGGTTCTAAGCCGTACGCGGCTACCAATTACGCCATCCGGGCACGTATTTCGCGAAGCTTCTGGATAAACGGGCGCTTATCCAATTCTATGGCTCCGAGCCTCACCGCTGCTTCGCGTCTGAACCTCAAAAGGTCATAATGCGGAAAGGACTTTGGTTGGAACCACTCACTACGCATACCGATAGCCGAAGCCATGGTGTGCAATTCTTCTACCGTATCCGCAATCATGTGGCAAGCGTACCTCCACCGGCCATACTCTACTTCGCGGATAGGATCAACGTAAACGCTCAACGTAGGCGACCAAACCGTCTGTGAATGTTTCCGTGTACTACCTTACAATGAGTCTCACAGTAGTTGTCCCCCGCAAGAGCAAATTCCGAGCCCACTCCAATAGCCATGCGGCAATCTCTGAGGAGATATTCTCCTTTTAAGAGGCTCCGTTACCATCTCTTTATTAGCTAGCGTCCTGAGACTGGTAGCTGAATGGTTGAAAGATGTTGGAGCCTCTATAGAAAGAGAAGGGACGTTTCAGTTTTGCCTTTGCTGCTTTTGCCATGCAGCTTAATACTCAAAATTTGGTGGGCGAGATGGGAGTCGAACCCACAAACAACATCACAGCCTTCTCAGGACTGCCGCTTTACCTAAGTTTGCGTACTCGCCCAATAAATTGTTGGTGCGTGAGACAGGACTCGAACCTGCAAAAACTCATATTCTGAGTATGAGATGTCTGCCGAAAATTGCATCACTCACGCATGTTAGTGCTTCACATTTTTGCCACAGTAAGTATCCGTTTGAGCATGACATATTTTTAAGGCAATAAATGTGCCTATGCCATAATTGGTAGCCGGGATGGGATTCGAACCCACACTGTACGGTTTTTGAGACCGTCGCCTCCTGCCAATTGCGCTACCCGGCCAAATTCAATCACTCATAGTCGAAGTTAATCCACGTCGGCTGCACGCCAGTTCTCCGTACTCAACTGCGGGTTCTTCGCACTCCTACCGGCTCATGTGCAGTAACCGGACGAGTATGAGTGAATCTTACCTCTCGGTTCGTTGACTTTTCGGAAGATCGAGACCCCACTTGCGATGCTCAATGTCTTCCGACTGCTGTCTTGTGACGTACAGTTCCGCAACCCGCCATTCACCACTTTCAGGATTGTCCTTGAGTGTAATCACGGAGCCCTTTTTCACTCGGGGGTCTACCGGAATCCAAGCAATCTGTGCGTGAATACCTTTTTCCTTGCGTTGATGAAGCAATGTTTGAACAACTTCCATTTCGATTTCCTTGGTGCCCCCGAGAGGATTTGAACCTCCACCCCGTTGCCGGGACATGGACCTGAACCATGCGTGTCTGCCGTTCCACCACGAGGGCACATCTAAATTCTACCCCTTCTCCAACCATTCAAAATGTAAGGGGTCAAATCATCTTGTTTAACCTTGATGGCTTTTCCACCATCCGTAATCCAGCAGGTCCCATACTGTGAGTTTTTCTCTCCTGCTCTGTCTGTTAATGCCATTTTCGCTTTAGTCTCAGGTCTATGTTTTCTTCCAGTCCAAGTGCGCTTAGTGGCCCCCGAAATTTTGGCTGATACTTCAGGTTCAACGCCGTGTTCTTGAATCTGCTTTGCCCGAACATCACTCATCATTTTATAATGTTGAGGGTCTCGATGACTCTGAGGACTATGCGATACCTTAGCTGCATTAACATAGTCCGCCAATCCTTCCCGGTTGATGTAATCAAACCCACCTGAACCACCTTTACGAAGATTCATGCAAAGTGGATGCCATCGCCAACATTGAATCAATTCATCCTCTTTACCAAATGCTGACTCAGCATCGAGGTAAATGAACAGGACTTCCTTGCGGAAGTTTTGTTCTCCATATTTCGCAACGGCTCGTTTGATGTATGTACCAGAACCGAGGTACCCATCATCGGGATTCTCGGTCTTGTGAACCCCGAAGTAGAACTTACCGTTAAGCAAGTTTACCGTTTTGTACACGGTATAGTATGTCATGAACCTATCAGTACCCTCTACATAAGATACTGATAGTCACGAATGTGCATGGAGTAGGATTCGAACCTACGTAGCCCCAAGGAGCGGGAGTTTTACAGACTCCTAGTTTTAACCACTCACTCATCCATGCAAACTTTGGTGCGTCCGACAGGATTCGAACCTGTTGTGTTCACCGCTTTGGGTCTTCGGGTTACAGCCGAATGCCACTCCGCCATCGTGACCGCGAACGCATTTTCAAACAAAACAAAAGCCGCCCAACTCGGGGGCGGCTTCGTAATCCTTCGGACTATCGAGTGTTTACTCGTGAAGCCCATCGGACACGGAGCCGTCGCTAAGCAAGTAATACAGGCTTAGGGACAGGTTCGAGTTGTTCGACAGGCGGTTCATAAATGTCCTCATCTACATAATACCCCGGAAGTTGGTTTTTTGGCAACTGTTTTTCAATTTATTTTTGAATTTCCTTTCCTCTCTGTAGGAGGAACCTATGCCACTGATGAAACTCGGTCGAAAGGCTGTAAAAACCGACTCAAGAACTCTGAAACTAGCTCCTTACATGAAGACGCTTGCTCCACCGCCATCACTGGTAGATTGGCTGAGGGGCGTCAAATCGTGGGGCATGATGCTCAACGGTCCCGACTCCAACGCTCCGGCTGGAGTTCCCTCTGATGGCCTCGGGGATTGCACCATCGCCGCTGTAGGTCATGCGGTTCAAGTGTGGAGCGGAACGGCAGGAGACAGAGAAATAACTGTAGCCGATTCAGTCATACTCCAATACTACGAACAGTGGGATGGATATGTACTCGGAAATACCTCAACGGACAACGGTGGAATTTGCCTTGACGTTCTCAACAACTGGAAAGCCCAAGGATTCCATGGTCACATGCTAACCGCCTTTGCTGACCCGGTGGTCACTAACCACACTGAGGTCATGCAAGCGATATATCTCTTCGGTGGTGTCTATATCGGGATGAACGTCCCCAACTACATCATGAACGGTGACACGATTCCAACACTTTGGAACACTCCCAAAGCCGGGGATGACACAACCATCGCTGGTGGTCATTGTGTGTTCGCTGCTGCCTATAACAATGTTGGGGTGACATTCATTTCATGGGGTGGTGTCTACAAAATGACGTGGGCTTTTTGGGACATGTTTGTGGATGAAGCACATTGCCTTCTCGCACCAAATTGGATAACCACCAAGGGAGTAACAGTGAAGGGGTTTAATCTTGCACAACTACAAACAGACCTGTCTCAAATTACCTAACGAAAGGACAACACAAAATGGCAAACTTGAAGCTAGGCCGGAAGGCCGTTAAAACGGACTCACGCACTCTGAAACTATCCCCTTATATGAAGACCCTCGCCCCGCCCCCACCTTCGGTGGACTGGACAAAAGGCATTACATCGTGGGGGATGATGCTGAATGATACCCTCGGTTGCTGCACAATTGCTGGAGCGGCCCACGCAGTGCAAGTCTGGAGTGCAGAAGTCGGCGGTGAGGTTACCGTACCTGACTCAACCGTTCTCCAATACTACGAACAGTGGGACGGATATGTGAACGGTGATTCTTCAACCGACAACGGGGGCATCGAACTCGATGTGCTCAACGATTGGAAGAAGAGCGGTTTCGCAGGTCACAAACTCATCGCTTACGCCGACCCGCACGTTTACAACCACACCGAAATCATGCAAGCCATCTATCTTTTCGGTGGCGTCTACATTGGAATGAATGTGCCGAACTACATTATGAGTGCCATCCCGACGCTTTGGGAAGTCCCCACAGCCGGTCAGGATGCCAACATTGATGGTGGGCACTGTGTGTTCGTCTGCGGTTATGACAGCGTTGGAGTAACCTTCATCTCGTGGGGCAGCATCTACAAGATGACATGGGCTTACTGGGACATGTTTGTAGATGAGGCACACTGCATCCTTTCACAGGATTGGATAAACCCCAAAGGTGTAGACGTGCAGGGCTTCGCTCTCGCCCAACTTCAAACCGACCTATCGCAAATCAACTAACCCCACAAACAGTGAGGCCACCCAAATCCGGGTGGCCTTTTCACGTACAAGACGTGTGAGTGAACCCTAGCAATAGGGGTGATGGTGGTGATGGTGATGGTGCTTGTGATGCCATTCCGTGTGATGAATGTGACGCCAGAAATCTTCACAGATTACTTCAGCGTGCTCAGGGTATGCTTGAACGAACCGAGCCCATGCACGTTCCCTAGCTTCTTCACTGTCCGCATCACAAATCCAACCGTAGGCGATGGTTTCCCAGTATTCAACATCGTCCACCTTTGAACTAGAAGCCGGGGGCGCATCAACAGGCGGATTCTTGCTCTTCTTGTTCTTTTTGCCAAAAATGCCCATGTGTCTTACCTCCTCACTTAGTGATTCTATAGTCGGTATCTTCTCCAGACCCAAAAACAGTATCCAGCCATGACAAACTCAATGCCTGACATAACTGGGTGCCCGTTTGACAATACAATCAAACCAGCGCCACACAAAAACACCGAGATATACAGAGCCATGTTTCTCATTCTCTAACCCCTTCCGCGAGTTCCAGATTTGGGTACTGTGCTTTCAGCTTTTCAAAGGCCCGCTTCAGGTGCAACCCGTATTGGTCGGTCACAATTAACACTGAATTCATGCGGGGGATCATGATGCACATCTCCGATGTAATGTCATGAGCCGCGAAGACCTCAGCCATAATCTTCCGAGCGAAAAGGACCTCTTGAAGGATGTCACCCCCTGATTTAGAGAAGAAGGTGTAAGGAATTCCTTCAACGCTAAAGCAGGTACCAACCTCACCGGGGCGAGGGTCAATCCTATATTGGGGCTTCCCCATGGCTGGTGATGTACCCGGAGCCCAGTGAATGTAGAACGCCTTGAGATTGGGCAGTGTCCGCAGATATTTATCCCCACCGACGCCAATCATGGAAACATTGCGACTATCGGCGAACGCCGGGGTGGTGCCGATTGGTGAGAGGCGAAAGCTTACCTGTGGAGTGAACTGTGAGATGATTTTCAAAGACTTCAACGTGCTGAGGATATTGTTGTGCTGCTTTTCCTCATCTGTCGCCGCATTCTTTACCATCTTGGCTTTGGGCTCGAACGGGTTTAGCTTGGCATCCTTCGGCCACGCAGCCTTCAGTTTGTCCATCTCATCGGCTGCGTCCTTGGTGAGATATGCCATGCCAGTGTACGACTGAAGGTTGAGGAGCACTTGAGTGAACAGGGCGTAATCAAGTTGATGGTAGAGACAACGGAGCACCGCCAGCTTGTCATAGCCGGTTGGCTCCGATTTAATCTCTGGTCCAGAGGATTGCCAGCAATCACGAAACATTTTTGAGAGCAGGGTGGAACCGTGTGCCGTTCTATCAAAATCGAGATGTTCAAAAGTTTTGCGAAATTCAGTTTGCATAGACTCTTCGCTCAAGAACACTTCATGGACTCTAATAGCAAACGCATCTGCTACCCGTTGATAGACTTCTTGCATTTCATTCAATCCCATTTTGTTTCAGCCCCATCACTAACTGTTCGAGTTCTTTGGTTTTAGCATCCCTCTTTAAGTTGTTTGCCCTAAAGCTAATCACCCAAACATTACCCTTGACATAACCCAATACCGGGGTCTTCCTATCAAGTGTCGGGCTGGCGTCCGTAAAAACGCCCACACCTACTTGCAATGGGATGCCCATTAGAGGACAGACAAGAGGAATTTCAATATCTCCTACCTGAATATCAAAGGGTATGTTTTTCTTTTTAGCTCTACCCTTAGCGGATGTGCAAATCTTTGAATCGTTCATGGAGGACTTTTTCTTCAGCTTCGTCACCCTCCATGATACCCGCAAGAACCAGTTCATTTGGATTCCCCACCCTTAACTCAGCAAGTCGTTTCTTGGGGTCATTGCTGTGCCCAATTTTGATGGCTTCAGATTTGATGTCTGCAATAAAATACACCATGCTACTCTTCTTCCTTCTCTTCGTCATACAGACGGCAAATCTCCTGCACAAGCGGGTGACGAACAATATCCTCTTCTTCAAAATACTGAAAAAGGATGTTGTTCGAGCGCCCCTCCAAAATCTTTTCCGCATGAAGGAGCCCGGATTGATAGCGACCCTCCCCTTCCTGAAGCGGCGGGTCAATTTGTGTCACATCGCCATTGATGACCATCTTGGAGTTCTCACCAATGCGAGTGAGCATCATCTTCATTTGTTCTTTAGTGCTGTTTTGCGCCTCATCGAAGATGACAAAACTATTGCTCAACGTGCGACCACGCATGAATGCCAACGCAGCGATTTCAATCTTGCCATTGTCGATGTAGTGCTCAACCTGTTGTGGCGGCATCATGGCATAGAGAGCGTCATAGATAGGGCGGAGGTAGGGGTCAACCTTCTCCTGCATGGTGCCGGGGAGGAAGCCAAGTTTCTCACCAGCCTCAACAGCAGGACGGACGAGGACGAGGCGGTTCTCCCTGTGAGCTAACCACTGCACGGCCTTGGCGACTGCGAGGAATGTCTTCCCGGTGCCAGCCGGTCCGATAGCGAAGACCATATTCGCAGCCTCAATAGCATCGAGGTACGCTCTTTGATTGACAGTCTTCGGTACGACCTTCAAAACACCGAGACGGGCAGGAGAGTGGTGTGGAACCTCAATCTCTTCCTCTTCGGTTGTCTTCTTTCTTGCAGCTATCTTTTTCTTGTATGAGTTACCCATTCAAACGAATCCGTATCTCATCCGCGATAGATGCAACGATGTTGAAAGTGTTGAGATAAAACCTATCGCCGGTTTCAAGGTAGGCTTGCATCCCATAGCTTAAGTAATCAAGGAGTTCCTGATAGGAATCCATCGCGGCGTTGCGACCGTTGTTGATTTTTAAGCGTTGACCATATTTCTTCTCGCCGAAGGCGATACGGGATTCATGGTCGGCGGCAACCTCAGGCAGTCTCGGGCACGGCCCCATCGGTGCTGTAAGATACTCTACTACCGCACGACCGACATCAGTCGAATCTTCAGTAGCTGTAGGTAATTGTTGAATGACAGTAGGGTCTAGGGACATGCAATCCTCCAGACCCTAATACTGTAGTTAGGTGTTGTTGTACCACTCCGGGTCAACTTTTTCAAGCGCCTTGCCCAATTTGTTTGGGTAGACCACGGCGTATTCTTCGTCACCAGACACAAGCGTATCGTGATTCACCGTTAGGTCGGCCACAGCCCGGTAGAACGCTTCCAATTTTTGCAAACGCTCCCGCTGATTGCGTTCCTCAAAAATGTTGCTTTGGTCGTCATTTCCCCAACTCAGAAGGCTCATTACTCTACCCTCCCCGAGCCCTTCAAAGACTCGCGGTAAGCCTCCCATGCTGGCATCTTGGTAGCCATCTTAGCCTTCACTTCCTCGATGCTAACCGGGTAGAAATCCCAACAATCCACACCCACGTCGAACGAGAGGGATTCAGGAATTTCAGGCAGCATCCCATGGCTGTGCCCGTACAGATGCCACGAGCCGTGGAAAGAATTCTTCCACACCCGCATAGCGTAGTGGCAAAGAGCAATAAGCTGCTTGTCCCCCTCAAAGTATGGTGCGCCGAGGGTGATTTCCTCAAGCGAACGATACCAAACGTACAGGTGCTCTTGCACCAGCCGTTGAGCAATATAGTCAGGAGAAATCTCGAAGTGGTTGGCAGTGTATGCGCCGTCGTCCTTCGCCATCTTTTCCAGAACTTGGTCGTGGTTGCCTTTGATTGCAAAGAACTGACCATTCATCCGGCGACGATAAGCGAGTGCCTTTTCGAGTGTGCTCTTCACAAAAATGTCGCCGAGGTCATACACAAGGTCGCCCTTCCGCACACGCTCATTATGGCGGGAGATAATACACTCATTCATCTCTTCCACAGTCGTGAACATCGGACGAGGCACACGCTGACCGGGAATCCCTTTGATGAAGAACTCGTGATCTAAATGATCGTCCGCTCTAAAAAAAAAATGTTCGGAAATCCCTTAAGGATGTTCACCGTTTACTCCTAGTCGTAGATGTTGGTGTACTCGTTGTACCCATCCCTTGAATTCTTCTAGGGTTTGGGCATTCTTCGCCTGATTACAAATTTTACAACACGGGACGACATTCGTCAAGTAGTAGCCCTGCAAACTATCTACTCTATCAACCCCGTTATACCCGCTCACTCGATGCCCACGACTACTTGGTTTTTTGTAGTTTTGCAATTCGGGTGCAGAGGCACCACAATAGTGACAGGGTTGTATAACAATTGACTTGAATTGGCTCTCGGTTAGTTTCCATTCTTTATGAGCTATTTTAGCATTTCTCTTGTAATACTGAATCATCAAATGAATCCGAATCTCTTCATCTGATAGTTTTCTAGCCCTCTTTAGCTCCATTGAAAGGCAACCGCAGCTACGGGTATTACCACTATAGAGGTTCCCGTAAGGGCGAACGATAGTCGTCCCACAATCGCAAATACACCTATAGTTGTTGACATGTGGCGTAGAGGATTCGGGGTTATACACATGAACTAACTCAACCACCTTCAGTCGCCCATACCGTTTACCCACCAAAGTACGACGAACCGGACGGCTGTGAGAGCGGCGTTCATCCCCTGTCAATGGATACCCAGTTAGCCATTTGTGGCAGGTTCCTCTATTCACACCCAACTTCTCAGCAATCAGATAGGTGGGTAGCCTATTTTCTATTCGAAGTTTCACTGCTTCTTGCTTTATTGCTCTGAGTCTCTCCAGTTTGAATGTTGACTTAGACATTTTGTTACCATCCTCTATAAATAGTTACAAAATGTTGGGGTCTACTTGTCAATTGCTCCGGTCAACCCACTCGTCGGGAAAGGAGTAGTTGTTGTTCCCCCAAAAGCACACACCGCCGCAGAATACGCACTGCTGAGCCACCATGCGCGTCTGTACCCCGTACCCGCTGTCATACTCCCAAGGGTAGTCCCGTGTCTCCGGATGGTCACAGATACCCCTGAGTTCCTTAATCAGAGCGGAGGTCTCTGCTTCAATCGGCCTAGCCCGGTCATAGATTTTCTTGACCCGAGCATGGTTCTTGACAATCCTCCGCTGTATTGCCGTGGCCTCACTCAGCTTCTTCATGTTCAATAGCTTTTTCATCGTATCCACAGTGGTCACATTGAATGATACCGGGCTTCTCATTGAACACACAGCGATATTTGCTGCCGCACTTGGGACAAGGTTCACAGCCGTACATGTTGGCAGTCGGCGAGTAGATGTCAACAAGGTTGCTCAACTATCAATCTCCACATCAACATACAATTTGCCATCAGCGTCTTTGTTGACATAAACCGGGCAACAGGAATTGCCGCCGCGCTTCAGCCATTCCTCAGGTACGTGATACACCAGAGGATACCCATCAACCTCATTTGTCTCAAGGGGGTATTCAACCCCCGCGAAAAAATAACGACCAAGGCTTCCACATTCGTGAGGTCCGACTCGTGTGACTTTCAATATTGGGTTTTCGTAAGTACCAGTAATCTCGGCCTCCAAATCTTCTTGGTTAATCTTTATACCAACAAGGTTAGGCAGCGGCTTGAATTTCACCTTGGTGTTCATGAATTCGTATCCTTCGGGTGGAGTGGTTGATGGGCGTCGAGACTCTTCTTCAAGCATCTTGTTGATTTTGTCTTGTACGTCCACGATGTGCGTCATAGTTCACACAACTCCTTCACGAGATTCAATAGCGGCTGTTCATCTGGAGGGCAGAGTAGTTTGAGAACCTCACCGGGGTCAGTGGCTTCAATATCGCTTACCTGTTCATCCATCGCGATGAAAAACTCTTTGATTTCATCTGATTTGGAAACATCCTCTACAGGCTTATCCACTGCCTTGAACGCAATGTTCAATGGGCTAACGGGAATTTCTTTTTCCTTGTAACGGATGCCGTCTGTAGCAAAGGAAAGGATGGTGGCGACAACCGGACGATCTATCTCGTCGTAATCGTACGCAGCCCGAGCGAGAGAACCAAGATTGACGTGAGTGATGTTTCCAACTTCAACCGTTTCGTGCCGTGAGTGGTCATGACCCCACAGGAAGAAATCGTAATCCAAATCCTCCACCTGATTGTACCCGATGGCTTCACCGAACATGCCGCCGCCATTACCCGGCTCTCCATAAGCGTGTACGATACCGATTCGATACTGAGCCTCAGGTGGGCGCTTGCCAGTTGCTTGGAGAATAGACAATGCCTCCGCGCCTGTGTGCGCGTAAGGAAAGGTTTCCACGAGCACCTTTACGCTCTCGTCTTCATTAACAAACAACACTGGCTCATCATTGAGGTTGTAGTATGCCCCAGCAGCGACAAGAATACCCAGCGGTTGATGGGAGAGAGAATCCATACGGTCGTACGTCAGGTCGTGATTACCAATAGAGCCGTAGACCTGACCAGTTGGAAATTTTCGGAGCAGCCGAAGCAGGGGGAACAGCAGGGAAAAGCCATTAGCTTGAGACTTGGGATTCTTTACGTGGAAGACATCGCCGCCGCATAGACCAACAGCGTGTATCTTGTGTGCAAGGTCGCAGACAAACTGCACCTTATTTAGGATGGCACTTTGATAATCATCCTGACGGCGACCGGGGGGTTTAGTGGAAGCGTGCCAGTCAGTGCTGTACACGAAATTCACTTTGTCATGATTCAGCTTGATTGTCTTCACTGTTCAAACCCTATTTGTCGTAGCCGCCCTTGGGCCTCTTTAACACGGCTCCAAATCTCCTGCCCCGACTCACAGATTCCTGCCTCATCGTTACATATAGTGCAGGTCTCCAAGTGAGCCTTCATGTCTTCATATTCTGCAAGAGAATGCTCAATAATATCGAGTTTCTTGGAAGCCGAGATGCGTAACCGATGACTCATTATCTGACCTCGGGACTAGCAAAGCCCCACCCGACTCGTGCATAACTCCCGTCATCTTGCGGATAGAGATACCACAAATCCACGCCAAGTTTTTTGGCAAGTTCTATCTCGGCGTTCACACCCTTGGACTCTTCCACGCCGTCTAAACACAGAATCCAAATTTCTTGGCAGCGTGAGAGCATGGCCTCATCGTATCTCTTCCAATACTCCCAATGACCGGGAAGCTTGCACAAAGTAGCAATTGGATGCGTGTGACAAATAGGAGAGAAAAACGAAAGGTCCGGGTATTCATTCATGAGCCAGCCCATGGCGACAGCAACGTTGATGTTGCGTGTCTCTTCAACCGCCCGAATGGGGCTGGTGTAAGGACTAGCGACATAAATGAGTTTACCCAGTGGCTGCGGCAAGTTCCCTCTCCCATTCTCCGCTCTCATTCATGTAGTAATCGACTCTGAGAGCCTTGTCTTCATTGTCCAACGTCATCTTGCCTTTGCTGCCAAAGTCACAGTTGTTGCAACGACTGCTTGACCTAACGAAGAACCGATGACCGTTGCTACAACTTGCATTCGACCACGATGAGTTCGGATCGTGCCGGTGATACTTGCCTTCCTCGTCATAGTAGGTCTCAAACCCCATACAGGTTGAATCCCACCACTCCGGTGGGTACCACCGACTTGTCTTACCTTCCTCAACACACGCAGGGCATTTCATCTTAGTTTATGAAACTCCCATTGACAGTAGAGGCACGGGTGATTACGTAGTTCTCGTAAAATCGTGGAGCACGATTCAGTTTCTTTTGTGCCCTCTCAACTGCCACTTGCAATGAATCACAAGTGAACAGCCACTTCTCTGTGGAGAACAGTCCGTTTGAAACCACTATTTCGTATACAGCTTTCATAGTGTCCTTCCTTACTCCGGCACGACAACCTTGGCTGACGTGTCGATGACAATATCCTTGCCAACCTTGGCCGAAGTGTCGATAATGGTTTCCTTACCAACCTTAGCGGACGTATCAATGTGAGCAGCCTTCTCAATCCGATTCTTCACGTTGGCAGTGAACGTCTCGACCTTGTTTTGCAGGTCAGCCTTGGAGGGTGGAGTGTCAGTCACGTTGCCGCCAGTCAAGTCCTCAATGAGGGACGCCGCGATGGCCCCCGCCTTTGTCGTCTTCAATTGCTCGACTTCTTTGGTCAGGTTGGCGGTGACTTCAGCAATCAAAGCCTCGGCGTGCGCTTTCAACTTCCGCTTGATGTCAACATATTCAGCCGCGAGAGTCTCAGTCGGAAAGTTAATGGTTGCAACGATGGTGTTGTTGTAAATCAGTTGAACATCATAGTTGCCTTCAACCGTCTTTTTCCATTGAATGTCTGTGAATTCCATTACGTAGTCTCCTGCAATTCGTTGTACTTCTGCATTAGTTCTTCACCCTTCGCCAGTTGGTCTTCGACCGCGACGAGTTTCTCTTCAAGTTGGGCCTTGGAAGAAACTTCCAAAGTCCTCAACTCTTTGATAGTCAAATTCTCCGGGTTCTCAATTCCTGAGTCCTTGAGATTGCTGTATGCCTGTTTCAACTGCTGTTCCTCAACACGGGCGTCACCGATGATCTTTTCTCGATTAGAGTTGAGCGCCTTGACTTTTGCCTGTGCCGTACGCAGTCTGTCTTGAATTGAAAGGTCTGACATTACTTTTCATCCTCATGTTCAGTCAGTTCAAAACGGTCGATGCGGTGTAGTGGGATGAACACATCTCCAGTACCCTCCCACGAAAAGTTGCCATCCATAATCCCGGCGTGCCACTGAGGGGTGCTGCCAGACCAGTAACCTCCCGAGGAAAGCACAAACCCAACAAACTTCCGAGCTAAGATGCGAGTGTCAAAATCGTAGTCGAAGTTGTAATCACCACCGTGATCTTGAATAAAAACGCTCACTGACATACATGCTCCATGGACTTTCCACACTTGGGACAAGCCCCCGACTTGATTTTCTTGGCTTCGTTCGCCGCGAATTCTTGCCGTACAGTTTCCAACTCAGCCTCAGCAACTTCAAGTTGAGAGGCTAGTTCAGTAAGCTGCGAGGTAAGGTTCTCATGAGCCTGACGAGCCGTCGCAGCAACCGCTAAGTATGCAATACTGCTATTCAGGACTTTCACTTCAGTCAATTGTGTTTCGGCCTGTTCAATAATTGAAGTCAGGCGGTCGGAATACTCAGTGCGGTAGACCCTAGCTTTATCCAGAAGAACAAGTAATTCTCCCACGTTCTTATTTTGCTTGTAGGGGACCATCAAGTCATCCCATGCGGCAGATACAGAATCTAAAGCAGCCTCGACCCTGCGAAGAAACCGGGAAGCCATCAGGGCTTGCCCCGCCGCTTCCAATCCCTCTACTACCTGAAGTAGGGTACCCGCTTCGGTAAGGTCAGGTAGAACAAGAGTATCCAGAATCTCTTGCAGAGGCTGTAGACGGGCTTGGTGGTAGAGAACCGCGTCTAACTGCCCCACAGTCGTCTCATCGTCTCTAATGCCCCTCTCTAGGGCGAGAATGGCGTCTGCAATGACCGTGGCTTTCCCAGTAATATCCAGCAAGGATGCACTGCGTTCCTCAGCGGAGCGAATCTCTGAGGCGAGTGTGTTAGCTTCACTTTTTCGTTGGGTAATACGAAGGTTAGCTTCCTTCTTCCCGGCATCCAATTTCTCTGTGCTGGAGAACGCCCCGAGAATGGCGTTTAGCTCCTGAGGTTTCCATTGGTCGTCATCAATAAGAAACTGAGCCTTGTTCTGTTTGGCGAAAATGGGGTCAACTCTATAGTCCCCAATCTTCATCTCACCGTACTTCAGCTTCTCAATCTCGTCGGGTACTTTACCTCCAAGACTAGTGTACGTCTTACCATCAAGGACATACTTAGTCGAGCCACCACGCTTACGGGTGACTTTGATGTTATGACCATCGACTTCGAGTTCGATTTCGAGGGGCTCTTCCTGATTGTTTCGAATGAATCCCTCAGGAATATCGTTACGGAGAATTCCCTTGAGAGCCCGAAACAGGGAAGATTTACCCTTGTTTGATGGGCCAACCAAAACGGTCAGCCCATCAATTTCTAGGTCAAACTCAGCCCAAGGCTGGAAGTTTTTGCCCTTCAGCCTCATACAAGGTCGTCATCTTCCTCTTCGATGTTGAGGGTGGACGTACCGCCTTTGTCATCAAGAAACTCAATCTCTTCCTTAGACACGTCGGCGGCGAACATATCGAGCCGGTCATCCACCGATTCGTAAACCAATGAACGCAGCTTGCCAAGAACGTCTGCATCCCGTTTTACGACCAGTGCTTCAAGCGCCTCGGTCTTGTTCGGGTAGGTGGCGAAAGCATCTTCCTTGGTTTTCCCAACGAACCACTTTGCACCGGAGTTTGTGATGAACCCAAACTGACGAGCGAGTTCAAGGATGTTCACACTCTCGTCAATTCCACGACCGGGGCGAATGTAAATGTTGCCCTTGCGGAAACCAGCACCTGTGACCTTGTTCTTCAAAGTACGAACGCGGACGCGGCTCATGGACGGATCAGGTTTGGTTCCGGGTTCAGCAACGTCAACAACGAACAAGTCGTCGGACTCCATCTTAGCGATTTCCATAGGAGCCATTGCCTTCTCCAAAGTCTCCTCAATCATGATTGAGGGCATGAAGCGGCACATGCGACCACCGGGAAGCGTGTAAATGCGGTTGATGTAATCGTACTTGGTGGCGTACATTGCTTCACGACTGTTGTCAATACGGTCACGAGTTTGATTGACCATGAACAACGTGGCATCGAACTCCTGCAAGTATGGGCGGAGCGTCTTGTAGAAGAGGGCCATGGACTTGGCGTTGCCACCATAGTTAGCCTTGGCAAACTTGCCGCTCTTGATGTCCTTCTTCTCAACCTTCGCATCCATAAAGGGAATCGAGTCATTGATGAAGAAACGAACACCCAGTTCATCCATAAGACGAACATGCTCCCACACAGCCGTTTGAACGCTGGCTGGGCGCATGAGATGGCAGAATGTCATGTCGATACCAAGGAGCGTCAGGTACTCGGCGCTGGTGGTGCCCTCATAGTCAAAGAAGGCGATGGGCTCTCCGGTTTGCTGCTGATACTGTGCAGCGATGCACGCAGTGGTGGTTGATTTACCGGCTCCCTCATCCCCGTGTATCTGCATAACCGTGCCGTGATGGGCAATGCCCTTCAGACCAAGAACACGGTCAAAGATGATGTGGTTGTAAGGTATAAGAGTCTCTTGAAAATCGGACTCAATGACCTGATAGTCTGCGGTTGCAGATTTACGTGCCATAGCAAATGCGTTACGGCGTTGTTCAGGTGTCCAGTTACGGGCGTGTCCGCTTGGGGCAGACGTAGGTTGTGCTACCTTTTTTGGTGGCATAGTGTGTGCTTCCTCCGATTTACCTTTCCATCCTCTTAGACCTTTGCAAAAATGCAGTCATGGGATGCAGGTATGGATGCTTCTAGTTAATACTCTACTTTTAAGTTCCTCAATTAGCTCATCAAATGAAAAGCAGGAAAGGGCCCCATATTTTCTACGGTTCTCGGCTTGCTGTGCGGGAGTAGCCCACCGACAGTTTCTCGGCTCGTAATTGCCATTTACGTTTACCCTATCTAATGTATGAATTGGCGAGGGTTTTGTACCCATGCTATTCATGAAAGAAGAAAATGAATGTCTCCACTCATCGCAAACCACTATTCCGCGCCCACCATACCGCTTGTAACCTCTACACTTAGGGTTATAACAACGAGTTATCATAGCGGACCAACTGTAATATTCAGAGGGTCTTAAACCTGTAGCTAAATATCCGTGCTTATACACCCTACATCCGCAACTGGTTCTATGCCCTGAGACTAGCTCAGAACCAACGATAATACGGGATGCACCACAGGCACACTGACAAACCCAAGCGATTTTTCGATTCACTCGTTTGGGGGATTCATGAAGAACCACCAACCTACCGAACTTCTGACCATTAGTTATATTCAAACGCCTCACAGAGTGTAGACTCGTCTCTCTAATTTATGATATGTAGAAGAAGCGTCCGCAACAACTAAAGTATATTCTTTACGTTGATACAGATACCAATATTCTCGTCTATGTAACAAACCCTTCGTAATGATCTTAGAGTTTCGTCCTTTACCTTTCATTTCCTGCGAAGCGTTACACAGAGCAATTAGAAAACGTTCTGGAACCTCTTCAGGATGACCCAACAAAACGGAACTCACATACCGCGCCATCATTGTCATCAAAACAGCGTCACAGGCATCCGTATCCAATTTCGGGTACGCAGCCTTGTCAATGTATTCGTAGGCCCGGTCAATGTTTTCAGCCTTGTTCTTCGCTCCCTTTTTGGTAAGGTTCATCAGCGACCGGAGCGTTGCCGCGTTGGTAGTTAATACTCGAACCGTGGCGAATTTCTTCCACAGGTCGGTCTCAAAGAAAACCAAGTGGATGATGCGATTGAGAGCGACGAGAAAGTCATTCATCGGCGTTGGGTATTCCATGCTGATAATGAGCCCCAAATTCGCCGCGTTCGGATCGTATGGGTCTTTGGGGTCATAATCCCAAATAGCTTCATTCATACTGGCAAACGTTTTGTTAATGATGTCGTCCGCCGCGCTCTCCAACAGGTGCCGAAGATGAAGAGCCATCATCTTCCCGCGTATCCAGATAGGGTCGGCGGAGGACTCAGGCTTGATAGACCCCACCTTCAACCATGTGGCCTTCGTCACGGAATCCTCTGGACGAACGCGCATAAGAGCGAATCCGGTACGACTCATAGAAGGGTCGATGCCAAGGATGAGCCACTGCCGTATTTCAGGGAGTGGGTCGGGAACTGTGATGGGTATCTTTCTCTTACTTGCCGCCATGTACACTAATACTGGAAATCAGCTATTGACAGTGTGTTTATCATCCACGGGCGGAGGCGGAGCGCAAGTCTTCAGCTTCAAGGATACGCGAGAGTTGGCGACCTCAACAAACCCAACATATAATTCGTCCTCACGGTTCTGAACAAGGGAATCCTGACCACTTGGAAGGTTACTGTACGCCTCTTCCAAATTATCTGTCTCTGCGTTTAGAGCGGTCGCAACCACTGTCGGGTCGGAGTCGCATGGCAAGTTCATGTAGTTATCCAACGCAACGTTGGCCTTATCTATTTGTGCCATGTATTGTTGTTCAGTCGTGGGGGTGGTAGCAGTCGGTGGTTGGGTTTGTTTAGCGTGCAGGGAATCCGCAAACCAAGATTGGACGAGCAGGGTACTCGCCATAAAGATGACAGCCCCCACCTTAATCCCCAGTTTAGACAAGAATGTCATGAGGTCTCTCCTTGTAGAAAAGACCCATAACTCACCTTTTCTTGATTTACGGGGTTAATATACCCCTTCCGGTATGCGGTCCATTTTGGTGAGCAGGAAACCCATCGACTTAGCCTCCGCTGCCTCGGCTTCGAACTTGTGTTCCTTCATCTTCTTCATCCAGAATTGAAACTTATTGCCGATGTAATAGGGGAAGTAAGAGCGTTCCTTCGCCCAATCCTTACTCTCGAAGGGCAATGTCAACCGCACACCAATAGTGGGAATCTTGGAGTAAGCAACAACCTCTTCGATAGAATACCTGTCAAGTATAGTAAGAGTAGTCAATGTATCGGAGAGGGCTTGATGCGGAAACGGGTTAAGGAACCCGTGATAAGCTGCGAGACAAGTTAGTTGGCGGCTCCACTTTTTTGGGTACTCGATGTCAGTCAGGGTATCGACCCATGGCTTGTCTTCAACAAAGTCCAATCCACACGAAGTTATCCAAGCTTGCAGAAATGGGCGGTCGCAGGTTGTGCCATTGTGAGCGACGATGACATCCGCTTGCTCGTACATGAAGAGAAGTTGGCGAAGACCCTTGACCGACTCCTTGCCGTATTTGGCAATCAGAGCAAGCGGAAGGCCGGTGGCTTTCAACGCCTCTTCTTCATAGGGAGCATTTTCGGGAACCTGCACGAGGTACCCCATGGACAGAACGGCGCGATGATAGTCTGTGTCCCACAGAACTGCGCCCACTTCGCAGACAGCATGAACCTCGGGGTCTAGTCCAGTGGTCTCGAAGTCAATTGCGAGTAAAAGCACCTGTCACCCCCCATATTTCAAAGTCGTCTCATTGTTAATACAACGTTTTAACCAATTACAATTAGAACAAAGAAGCTGATACCCAAAAGAATTGTTTAGTACCTTCTTGAGGTAGGCTTCAACATGAAGCTCTTTTCTTTCGCGATAGCCCCCTCCATTCACGTGGTCTATCTGTAATAGACGTTCATCAGTACAGCCGGTTGAGCCATCATCATTAACCCAGCGGCAGTTAGGAGAGGAGCATTTTCCTCCCATTTTTTGTATTACCTCATGTCTAAGTTTTTGCCTCCGCCGTTGATTATTCAACGCTCGATTACTCAAATACTTCTTATCATATTCCTTCACCTGTTCTGGATGAGAAACTAACCAATTTTTGGTGTGTTGTTGTTTTTGCTGTTTTCTTTCCTCAGGGGTTCGGTCTTCTCCGGTTCGAGATTTACTTATTTTTGCTCTCGTTTCCTCTGAATGAGACTTACCAAAGAAAGGATTTTTCTCTCCGGTGCGTTGCCTACCAATCTTTGCCAACCTACATCGTTGCTCATCCGTCTGTTTCCATCCCCGACCCTGCGTACCCCGCTCTTTACGGGTCAATGCAGTTATCCGTGCCTTCTCTATTATTTCTGGTGTTCTAATATACTTTCCCGCTGGCATAAATAAAGCCCCTATTAAAGGGGCTCATAGTCGTGTTTCAAAATTAAAGCCTAGAATTAGCTTTTCCCATCAATGTCGGGAGTTTTGAAACGCCATGGTCTGTTCGGGTAAATCCATGTGTCTGTACGTTTGATGTCCAGTTCCCGCTCATACTCCAACATAGAAGTGAGCAACATCCCCGTGTGCATCCACATAGGCTCAGGAAGCACAGTGGGGTCAACCCACTTCCACTCTTCTACCTTCTCCGGCTCCATCGTTTTCAGGTCCTGAGGATTGATAGCCTCGGCGATGTAGTAGAGGGTGATGTAGTGCTTGCCTCGGTCGGGAAAGTAATCGTTGGTAATCTTGCCCGTGAAGTAAATGTCTTGGAGGTCAAGATTTGTTTCTTCCTTAATCTCACGCATGACAGTCGCAAAAGGAGTCTCTGCGAAATCAATCTTTCCACCGGGGATGGCGTACTGACCCCCACCAAGTTCTCCCTTGCGTTTACCGAGGAGAATACAGCCATTCGTGGGATGTTGAATCACCACGCCGATTGCTACGCCGGGATAATCCATGCTCTGAGGGAGCAGGGGAATGTTAGTAAAATTGACGGGGCACCTTGGGCAGAAATAGTCGATACCGGGGGCAAGTTCCATATCCCCGCCGCACTCAGAACAAGAGGGGAAGCAGGGGCGATTACAGCCCTTCTCGCACCAAGGATCAAGCCCTTGCTCTACGTGTAGTTCGCTTCCGCACTTCTGGCACTTGTTGCGGAGCCACGGGCGCTGCTTTGGGCTTTTTCTCCTGCTCACGTTCTTTCTCCTCTTGCTTCTGTTGCCGTCCCGCCTCTTCTCTTTCCAGCTTTTGCTGTTCACGCTTTTTCTTGCGTGCGGCTGTCATGAGGGGGCGTGGGCCTTTGCACCCGTTTGCGACGTACTCTTCCGGGTCGTATACATCTACTATACTACGCTCTTCCAAGGTGTCCATCAAACGGACAGAATCGGCGTAGGAGATGTGAAATTCTTTCATCAGTTCAAAACAGGAAGCGTGCCCCCGTTTCCGCACAAACGCTAAGACCTCAGCGTAGTGTTCTTCAAACCGCATCTCAGCGGCGAGGTCATGGTCAATCGGTACGATTTGTAGTTCTTGTCCCATCTCAACGCTCTTGCATTATGTTGGTACAGGCAGCGACCTTGAAACATTGAGGCATTAAACACCCGCATCCTTTTGTGTTACCACTTCGAAGATTGTCTCCTGATGTGACAAAAGAATTACCACAATGGCAACAGCAGAGCCAACGTGCTTTACCAGATTTGCTGCTTTCTACTCTTTCTAATACTGTAACCCCATTGATGGTCTGCCCAATCATATCTACTCTATTTGGAGCGGTGCGACCTTTCAATGAAGCACTGAATTTTTGTATAGTTTCTTTTGAGTGTTTATATCCCTCGGGTAAGCCCGAATGGTGATTAGCTAAAACTTTCTGCCAAACCTCTCGCTGTTTCTCTGACCGAGGGGTATTTCTAATAGTCTCTGTCCTCTTCATTATGTTCTCAGGGAGTTGACACAATTCAAGACTCCTCAATTGAGCCTCATTTTTCGGCAGGGCCTTCATCTTTACAATGGTCTCAGGGGAGAAGACGCGACCTGTCATCTTCACCCGCATCATCTGCCTCCATTCCTCTGTATGTTTGCCAGTAAACCCTTCACCCCCTTTACAGATATTGTAACCAACTTCTGGATTTCTTGTGTCGTAAAGAGCAATGAGCAATCGCTCTAATCGGTCTAGTTCTTCTCGTGTTTGAACCCCCTCAAAAATAGGTTCAATCGGCCACACATCTTTGGGATGTTTACGCATGGAAGAGAAAAGAATGGACTTCCCCCTTCTGTACTTAGCATGGGACAGCTTATCCTGAAGGTACTTCTTCAGGTTGTGTCCTTTGTGTTGACCGATATAAACCTTGCCTGTATCTGAATTAGTGATGACGTAGATAAACACAAACCCCCCTGTAACTGATACTGTCTACAAGGGGGTTTGATAGTTGAAATTTCGACTCGTTACATGTCGTCAATGTCTTCAAGTGAAGCTTCCTTACCGGAAGCTGCTTGTAGACCGGACAACAGAGCACGCCATTCGATAGCGGTCAGCTTGCGGCCCAGCTTGCTGTTCAGCTTCTTGCCGCCGTCCTTGACGAACTTCTGAGCCGCAGCTTCAACTTCAGCCGCGAGTTCAGGGTTCTGCTTCCACTTTGCCTTCGTGGTCTTCGCTACAAACTCGTAGCCAATGCCGCTGGTCTTCTTCGACATCACGATGTCAATGTCATACACCGAGGAGTCTTCAGGGGTCAGCGCGGAGACCGAGCGGAAATTGGAACGGGACAAATCGACATAGCCGACCTCCCACTCAATCGGGGTACCCTTCACATACATGCCCGTCTTGGAATCGGCGTTCACATAGTGGATGGCAAGTGCAACGACATGCACCATTCCCTCTGCATCCAACTTCTGGCAGCAGTAGGGGGTTTCGTCCTCGGACTTGACTGGGGCGCAGCGGAAGGTGCCCTTCTTGTCCTTGATGTCAACGAAGTGAGACTTACCCATCAAAGCAAGCGGTTTACCATCCTTACCCTTGAGAAAGGGCAGAAGAGCAAAACGGGCAACCTTTTCCTTATCCGGGCGGATACGGTTCAGGCCGTCGCTGCGTGAAATCAGCTTCTGGTCGCCGAATTCCACACTCTCGAAAACTTCATCTTCTTCAGGAGTGGGCTTGGCGTGGGATTTTACTGCGGGAACCTCGTCGTCATCTTCCAACTCATCCTTGACGGATGTGGTTACAACGGCGGGAGCGATTGCGACTTCTTCAGCTTCGTCTTCAGTTGCAGTCGCGGTTGTAGTTGCTGGCTTACTGGAAGCCACGGGTAGTTCATCCAATTCGTCATTCGCGAATTGCTTCATATAGTTTCCTCTTTTCGTGTTCGTCGTTTCGTTTTTCGAGTGTCTTTACTGCATTGGTGTTGCTTTGCTGAACGAGGTCACTCACTTGCTACTACAGCAGCCTCATCCTTCGCGACTTCGAGTTGCCGAAGCTTCCCGAGAGCCACAAACTTTACCTTGCGTTTGGCGTTGGTCATCTTGGTTTCGCCCGTGAAAGGTATCTTTCTATAAATACCCGGTTTGTGGCGAATGCTGAACTTGCCAAAGCTATTTAATTTCATGGAAAAACTGTCGGTGCCGAGATTGTCAATCAGGGTATCTTCAATGCATGTGATAACCTTGTTGACGAGTTCCTCAGCCTCCTTCTTGGTTGATAAGTTCAAGACCTGCTGAACCCGACTTATCAACAACTCCCGGCCTATACGTGAATTTGCCATCGTTGACTAACCTCAAACCTATGGTGTGTGCGCGAAGTACACTATCACCATCTAATACTGAACTCCGTAGCTATAATTCCGCAGTATTTACGGCAAAATAAAAGACCCGCCGTAGCGGGCCTTCTACTTGGTTATAGGTGGATTACTTCACAGATGCAGCGGCGGTGTCTTCCTGCGCCTTGAGGCTCTGGCGAATCTTGGAACGAACCAGCATACGTTTTACAGCAAGATTCTGACTGGCCTGTGGGTTGAAGAAATACACCAACCCGCTTGACGCTGTATAGAAAGTCTGTGCTCCGACGCGACCGATACGAAAGTCAATCGTACTCCACGAAATATTTGGAGTAAGCCGGTAGTTGCTCCCAGCACCAAAGAGGAAGGTAAACTTGTTTGGCGTAGAGTTGGCAAATGTGGTGTTTCCGGCAGCACCTTCCACAAACACCCCAAATTGGTCAGAGGGGATATTGGTGTGCTTCACAAGACTGGAAACGTCCGGTACAAAATGAACACCGCCGAGATAGCTACTGAAGCCGCCGCCAGAAGCGAGAACGGTGTACTCCGCAGCGGACAGGCTGTTGCCCTTCGACGCGCCGAAGTCAAACACATCCAATGACACGGTGGTGATGTTAGCTGGACCCCACGCATTATTGAAGTGAAGGCCGACAGCTTCAGTCGAGGTTGAAACTACAAGTCCATTGGTTGTTTGTGCTGATAGCGCACCAGCCAAAGAAAGAACTCCTGCAAGGAGCAAAGCAAAATACTTCATCATGAGAGTTAATCTCCAAGAGCCAGTGGGCTCTCATACTAATACTAGGATTTCCAGATATTCGATACACGAAAGGCGCAGATGTAGGGATCGTTACGCTTGGTACGCCACAAATCTAATACCTCAATCGTGTCATGCACTTTGCTGTAATCCAGCTTTAACTTCTTGAAGAACTTGACCTTTGAGGGTGATGGGTGAAGTCCCGCTTTCCTCAAGGTAGAATCCTCATCCACCTGAACTAGAGTATAGGCAGTTAGGTCAAGATACAGACTGTGCAGCCGGTGTTCTGGAGTAACGCCGGGGATTGAGAACCACAAGTTATTCTCCCATGGTTGCGGCCAACGCTTACTCTCGGGTGGCATAGGCCCGGTCAGGAGCCACACAGCCGTCCATAGAGCTACGCGGATGTCCTCGATGGTGCCAGATGATGCCAGCGTATCTGCGAGTCGCTCTACGAGGTCTTTCTCGGGTTTGTCCATGTCCAATAGAATGGCAGCATAACGCACGATAGCATTCGCCCCTGCTGACCCCCTTTCAATTGGGTCAAGCGACCAAAACGCGGTGTTGTCTTTTACTTGAGGGGATAGTGTAGCAGTTTTCGAAGAGAGAACACGAAACAACTTTGGGGTGTCATCCACCAAAAGGTCGGCATCGGTGATGGCTTCAGCGACGACACAAGGAATGCCAAGAATTTGTTCAGCTAACCGTTGCTGAACAAAATCTTCGCCAACAAGAACATTGAACCGCTTGTGTACTTTGGAAGCCAACATGACAGGCACCGGGTTGAACTCCGATACTCGCTTGCCGGGTCTAAACTTGGTTTTGGGTTTGTCCGTCACACAGGACTAATACCCAGTCAGGGCTTCTTTTTCTTAGCTGCCTTTTTCTTTACGGGCGGCTTCTTCGCCTTCGCTTTAGCCGTTCGTTTCACCTTCTCAACCTTGGGTTGTTCAACTGAAGGAGCAGCCAACAACTCCGCTACTTGCTGTTGAAACACCTTTACTGGTTCAAGGTCTGGTTCTGGTTCCGGTGTTAAATCCACATTGATGAACGCTGGTGTGGGCTCAGGCTGGTACTTGTACTCCACAGTGACTTCAGGCTCAGGTTTCTTCTTGCTCTTGAAAAGGTTTGTTAGGAACTCAAACATATACGGAAATCCCCCTAATAAGTGGTTCAATAATGGATAAATTTCCGTTCTCCCTTGATAGTGGTGTACTCAAGACGCATCAGGATTTCAGCCTCTTTCTCACTAATCTCTTTGCGCTCCAGCCATTTTATGACTCGTTCCCGACTGAACACGCAATCCGCTGTGGGCTCCCATTGACCAAGGAACTGTTCACGCCATGAAGCCACGGGGAGTTTTCTCCCCTCTGTCCAAGGGATGTATGGTTGGTCGTCTCTCATGTCATACTCAATTTCGGTTTGGCGGTTTGAAACTTTGCATGGGCCTTCGTCATGTCTTCCAC